TCCACCCACATAAATCAGGAGATCACAGCTGGATACTTTCATAATATCTTTCACTGCCGGCTGAAAACTATGAAGGTCTGTCCCATTATCCAGGAGCATCGTAAGATTCACATCCGCTTCCCTGTTCCCCAGAATATTTCTTGTCCAGTCATATTCCGGAAAAATGGTTGTCACAATATTCAGTTTCCTGTCTGTTTCCTCCGTTGTTTTAGCTTCTGCTATGTGCATTCCTGAAAAAGGAATCGCAATGCTCATCACACCCAGCAGAATTGCTAGCGCACCAGTGATCCATTTTTTCATCCTTATACCTGCTTTCTTCTGTCTCAGCATTCTACTCCGTTACCTTATATTCCGCTTATTTTGCCCTGATATGTACAGTCTCTGTTTCTTTTTTGTCATCTTCCAGTCCTCTGCATTCTTCACAGATTCCATAAAAAACCGTTCTGCACGGATCCATGCGAAATCCGTGACTGTCCATCAGGTGCTGCTCCAGTTTAACCACATCCTCGCAGTGAAGATGAATCAGTTTTCCACATTTTTCACATTTGCAGTGGAAACAGGAGGTCTTATGACAATGTTCTTCTGCTCCGAGATATTCAAAACAGGCACTGCTCGTCCCATCCACGTTATACTTGGCAACAAGCCTCTGTTCTACCATCTTCTCAAGATTACGATAAACTGTCGTTGTTCCGACATTGATTCCCTGCTCTTTGAAATAGGAGCAGACATCTGCGGCCGTCACATGTGTACCCTCTATCGTCTGAAGATAAGCCAGTATCTGTTTCATTTGTTTTGTCTGATAAGGTGCTTTCGTTCCCATAATTTCTTCCTTCTTTTTATTCAGCTCTTCGATATTCTCATCAGAAGAAGAGGATATTTGCTTGTTAATATTAGAAAGAGCCTGTTCATAATGCTTACGTTCTTTATCGATATTTTTGCGTTGTTCCTTAAGTTCTTTTTGTAATCGGGCTTCTTCACGCTGCTGAGCTCTTAATTCAGCTTTTTCTTCTT